CCAGCTAATGCTTGTAATTCAGCAGATTCACCGCTTACATCTGCATCTGGCATAAATGCCTTTCTATGGTATGAGTATGATATTTCTTCACCATCTTCCATTATAGATGTTTTACAGCGTTCTTGAATACACTTGTATTCTCCACGCACTTCATAATCGTATGTTTTTTTCTTTTCTAAAGCCATTTTAACTCCTTGTTAGTTCCAGTATAGTATCCACTATACAAAATATGTTATACTTACTAATATAGCTGAGGAAGCAACTAGTGCATTTGCTGAATCATTCACTATAGAAGTAGCGTTACCTGCATAAACACGAATCCTTGCCTCAGCTTCAATGCCAACTACAACAAATTGGTTTACATCAAGCCCAGAAACCCCATAGACTGTTACACTACCACTACACCTTTTTGAAAGCCCAGTTCCATCTCCGAGTGTAAATGGTACGCTAAATGTAAAATATCCATCTGGGCTACTTACAGAACTGACACTTAGTAAGCCATTAACAGTTACCATACTTCCGATTTTTACATAAGATAATTTGTTATTAGTACCATCAAGAGTAACAGTTCCAGAATTACCACAAGTAATAACTGATGTATGTTCGCCTTCTTCGTAATCATCAAGTACATTTGCCCCACCATTTGCTACTTGACTTGCTGGAAATTGAATACCAGCACAATGAACTGTAGCACCACTATCTGATGCCATATAAACATCAGTAATGTCTGCATTACCAATTGTTGCTTTATTAGAGCCTTGTCCAGTTACCCCATATCCTAATACTATTTCATTACCAGCATCTACAGCACTAATATCTGAATCTGCTCCAACAATAACATTCTGAACACCAGCAGTAATAGCATCCCCACAAGCAGAACCGACTGCAACATTTTGCCTTCCTGTACTAACTGAATGAAGAGCATCATATCCAATTGCAGTATTATTATCGTGACTATTCCCAGATGAACCACCTAATGCTTCATATCCAACTGCTGTATTCTGTACTCCTGTAACATTGTGATAACTTGCCGCAAATCCTACTGCAACATTTCTTGATTGATCAGATACATTTTGGGAAAACATACAAGATGTTCCAACTGCAACAGCTCTATTTCCACCATCTTCACTTTTCAGGGCTAATGCACCAACTGCTGTGTTGTAATCTCCTGTACTAAGTGCTAACCCAGCTTGGTGTCCAAAAACTGTATTCTCAGTAGAACCAGATGCAAGTGCAGTACCAGATTGGTAGCCAAAGACTGTATTTAGTGTACCACTATCATTATTAGATATGGAGATTCTGGAGTTGGTATCAAGTTTAAATCTTAAGTCACCAGCAGTAGTTGTAGTGTTTGCACCAACATAAAAGTTTATATTAGTTGCTGAGTTCCAATCACCATTACCACCACCAAGAAGAAGTGTATTAGCTGAAGATGAAGAAGAATATCCAATTAATCTTATGCTTTCTTCAGCATTGGTATAATGAACACCAGTTATGCCACCACTCTTAGATGTGCTATTTGTTCTTGTCCTGTTAGCATCATTATCAGCAC